CGCTGCCCGGGGCGCAGCCGAGCGCCTATGCGCCTTCCAACCTCGGGCCGCTTTCAGCCGCCATTGAGCACCACGAGAGCGGCGGCAACGTCCACGCGGTCAGCCCAGCTGGCGCGCAAGGGCCGCGGCAGATCATGCCTGCCACGTTCAAGCAATGGGCGCTGCCAGGCGAGAGCATCACCAATCCGGCTGATAATCGCGCGGTCAGCAATCGGATGTTGGCGCACTATTTGCAACAGTACAACGGCGACGCGGCGCGCGCGGCGGTCGCTTATTTCTCTGGTCCCGGCAACGTCGCCCCGCCCGGCTCGCCGACGCCGTGGATCAAGAACACCGGCGACGGCAATAATACGGTCGCGCAATATGTCGCCGCCACCGCGGGCAAGATGGGTGGTTATAGCGGCGTAGCCACGCCCAGCACCGCCGCTGCGCCTGCCGCCCAACCCGCCAATGTCGGTTTGGCCCTCGCCGCTCTCACCCAACCCGGCGAGTCTGGCATCAAGTCGACCATGGACAACTTGCAGCAAATCGCCGGCGGCGGGGGCGGCGGGCAGCAGGGGCCGCCACCGCTCGACTTGCAGCCTCAGCAAGCGGCCGCGGCGATGGGCAACGCGCGTCAGGCGCAGATCGCCGCTATGGCCCCGCAATTGATGCTGGCGGCGCGGCAGATGGGCGGCCTGCGCGGCATCCAATCTCCAGCTCAAACTCAAGCCTTCATGGGCGGCCAGATGATGCCGATGCCCGGGGCTGTGCCGACGCCGGGTTCGCCGCCGCCAGGCACCACCTTAAATTCCACAGGAGGCCTCTATGGTTGAGTGGCTCCAGGCTCGTTTCGTCTATGACCCTGAAACTGGCGCACTCACTTGGCGCGACGGAAAGTACGCTGGACAGCCTGTCGCAACTCGGAAGGTCGAAGGGTATCTTGTGATCAGGCCGAAGATCGATGGCAAAAGGCATTACCTTCGACTTCACCGCGTGGCTTTTGCGCTTATGACCGGCGAATGGCCGCCTCACGATATCGATCACTGGGATGGAGTTCGGGACAATAATCGCTGGAAGAATTTACGACCCGCCACTCGTTCGGAGAACAAGCAGAATCTGAAAGGTCCGCTTCACAGCGGGTCGAGCGGTTTTCTCGGCGTGTCGTCACGCTACGGTCGATGGCAGGCGAATATTAAAACGAATGGCCGCCAAACCCATCTGGGCTATTTCACAACCAAGGAAGAGGCTTATCAGGCCTACCTGACAGCCAAGGCCAAGGTTCACCCTTTCGGAGGGCTTTCCCATGGCTAGTGGTGACGACCCGCTTGCCGACTATCAGAACATGCTCGGTCTGCAGGGGCTCACCGGGCCGAACCCCTATCTTGAATTCACCGGCCAGATCCCGATGGCTGGTTATGCCGGCGCGCCGCACAACGCCGCCACCGGCCAGCCGCTCGGAAATTATCAGTCGATTCTGGCCGCGCTCAATGCGCAGAACCCTGGCACCACGTTGAACTCGACTCCGGCCGCGCCCGCCGCGGCGACGCCGAATAGGCCCGGCGATTTGTTTTATGGCATGAACCCCGGCGGATCTGGACCGGGGCCTGCCTTCGGCGGCCTCTCGCAGGCCGGTATTGGCAGCGGCGCGCAACAGGCGACTAATCCAGTGCCCCAAGCGGCCGCGCCGAGCAGCGCCGCCAACCAGAGGCAGGCTTATCTGCAGGCGCTCGCCAATCCTGGCCCGCCCTCGACCTATGGAGCGCAGATGCAGCCGGGGGCTTCGATGACCGGCGCGCCGCAGCCCTCAGTGCTGTCGGCTTTTCTCGCCGCCCATCCGCAAGGCGGTTCGCAGATCCCTGGCGGCTACGGCAACACCACGTTCTTCAACACGCTGAACCAGCTTCAAGCGGCTAAGGGAGGAGCAACCGCGTCATGATCGGGGCCGAGCTCCTCAACCTCCTCTACGGCAATCCGATGAGCCAGATGGCTCAAGGCATGAATCCGCAGCCGGCGCCGAACCCCAATCCCAACGCGCCGCCGCGACCTGCAGCGCCGCCAATGAGTCCCGCGCCCGCCAGCATCGGCGGTCCGCCGGGCCATTATGAAATCCTCCCTGACGCGGCCCATTCGCCCCATTGGGTGCCTGGCCCGGCCATGAGTGGCGGCGCGCCCCTGCCTGGTCAGATAAGCCCCGCTTCTCCCGCTGAGGTTGGCCCAGGCGGCCCGCAGATGGCCGCTGGCGGTAATGCGCCTCCCCCACCCCCGCCGATGCAGCAAGGCCTGCCGCCGACCGCGGCGACCCAATCGCCGCCCGATCTCGCGTCCCTGTACATGCAGATGGAGCAGCGCAACAGAAGCGCGAACGAGATCGATCACGGACTCGACATGATCGCCGCCGCCTATTCGACCCCTTCGATGGCGAGCGCGATCATGGGCTCGCAGCGCCAAGGCCAGGACCCCGGCGCGCAATTGAACAACCTGATCCAGCTGCAGAACATGCAGCGGATGCAGAACATTCCCGCGCCTGCTGGTTTCCCGGACGCCAATACCTGGGCCGCGCTGCCAGCGGACGCCAAGGCGAAATACATCCAAGCGCAAGGCGCGGCGAATATCGATGTCACTAAACAGGGCGCGGAGGAGAAGCAAAAGGATCTGCTCGAGGCGCAGCAAAAAGCGCCCGGCGCGCTGCAACAGATGAACGACATGGACGCTGTCGCCAATCAGCTCAAAGGTCCAATGAACCCGGCGCTGACCAGCATCATTTCAAGCAGTTCAGCCCGATTCGCGGCCGAAAAGCTTCTGGACACCGATCCGAAAACTGAGCCTGGCGACGCGATGCGGCAGGTCTACGCCAGCATGTTGAGTCAGGATCAGCTAGCGGCATTGAACCAACTGAAGAAGCTCGACGCCCAGGTCTATAGTGACGCCTTCCAGTCGACCGGTTCGCGACGCACCCAGCAAGAAGTCGCCAGCTTGAAGACCGGTTTAAGCCCGCTGAAGAATTTCAACCAATCGCCCGACGCTTACATGAAGCAATTCAACGATTTCCAAACGCAATTGCATACCACCATGGCGAACACCTATGGCGCGGCCGGGCGGGTGGATGAGATCCCTGACTCGATGAAATGGGACACGAGCGATCCCAACAATCCAAAGCCATTGGTCGATTCGGCCTACCTGCCCAATGGCAACAGGTACGCTGGCGGCGGCCAATGGGCGAGCAACCCGCCGAAGGGCGGTGGAGGTGGAGCTCCGTCCGCGGCGGTCGCCTATCTGAAGGCTAATCCCAATCTGGCGGCGCAGTTTGACGCGAAATATGGAGCAGGCGCTTCGAAAGCCGTCCTGGGGCAGTAATGGCCAATCCGTTCGACCAGTTCGATTCGGCCCATCCCACAGCCCCTGCAAGCGGCGGCAATCCGTTCGACCAGTTCGATACCGGGGCCAAAGCTGCGTCCGCGCAGTCCGACGCCTCGTCCAAGATGAGCGGGATCGGCAGGACGCTCGAGAATGCGCTTACGCTCGGCGGGGCTGATTGGGCCTATTCCCATGTTCCCGGCATGCCCTCACTGCAGACTCAGCAAGCGCAAACCGAGGCGGCGCGGCAGAGCGTGCCCGCGGCCGTTCGCTATCCAGCTGAGATCGGCGCTTACTGGCTCGGCGCTGGCAAAGTTCTCGGCCCAGCAGCTGCGGCGGTGACCGGCGGCCCGATTGCCGCCGGCGTGGCCGAGGGCGCGATGGCGGGCGGCTTGAGCTCGGGCTTCGGCAGCAATTTCGATCCAAGTTCGACGGCGACTGGCGCGGTGACCGGCGGGGTGTTGGGCGGCGTGGCCGGCGGCATCGGCAAGGGCGTGGCGAAATTAGGCGCGAAGCCTGGCAGCATCGATCCGCAGGCGGCGATCGCCGCCACCAAGGCGGCGCGCGACGAGGCCTATGCGCCACTTAAAAACATCGCCTTCAATCCCGACGAGGTGCTCAACGCGCACACTGGCGTGACCCTTACCCCTGGCATGGCGGCCGACGTCACCTCGGGCATGCAAAGCATGCTCGGCAAGCAGCGGGACGCGATCCAGAACGGCGGCGTCACCGCCAATGACATCGCCGATTACATGAGCAATTTGAAATCGGTCAGCGGCTCTCCGAGCGCGAGCAACGGCGACAAACTGCTCGCCGGGCAGACCGCCAGCAATCTGGGCGATCTGCTTCAGACCGGCAACCCGATCACCGACCATGCGCCGGGCGAGGCGGCGCAGACGCTGCAGCAGGCTCAGACCGCGCACCAGCAATACATGATGGCGCAGAACCTGGCCGAGTGGCAGCGGATGAATGCGGCTGGGGCTCCGCTTGGCCAAGCACCCTTCACTGAGGCCGAGAAATATTACCAGGGGCCGGATGCCGTTCAGAACTACAAGACCCTGGTTGATTTATACAAGAAAAATCAGAGTCAACAAGATCCCAGCTGGACGTTGGGTCATCTAGCGGCGAGCGCGGCTGGTGACCTGGGTGGAATGATGTTTGGTTTCGGCGGCCATCTCGGAATGGAGGCGCTCGCTTATTTAGGGCTCAAGCCGGCGATCAAGGGATTCTATAAAGGAGTCAAGCAGGATGCTGTAGGAAAAGCCCTTCAGCAGGCCTATCCGCAATTGACCGGGCAGGAGCTCACAGGAGCGCAGCCCGGTCCGCAGGTTGGCGACTTGATTAAAAACCTGACCCTGGGGGTCGCATATTAGGGTAACGGTTGACGAGCGCAGGAAGCGCCAAAAGAAATCCCGCGGCGATGAAAAACCCTGCGACTTGACCGGCTCCGGCTATAAGGAGCGCCAAGCCTAAAATGGCGAGCGCCATAAAGGTGAAGAGAAGGACAGCGATTCCAACCCATCCGATGGCGCTAAGGATCACGAGAAAGATAAACAGAGCGGCTGCGATTTCTACTAACATTTTGGCATTTCCTTTATTCGTGTGTCTTCCAATCGAACGCGCGGATTCCGAATTGACGCCGAATCATGTTTGCTGGCGTCGATGACGGGCGTCCACCAATAAGTTCCGGTTCTCGATGTCTTTTTGAATCCTGAGTTCGGGGCCGAACTGGGCCTGCGACTTTATCGGCTTGCGATTTGACGCGTAACGCTGGTTCTTCGCCGGTCTGTTTAAGAAGCCATGCTTCAACTTTTTCGGCATTGACGGCGCTCGGCATATCAGCGTCGCTCATTCGCGCTTTTAACGTAGAGGCGGGGATGTCGATCTCAGCTGCGATTGTGTCCCAATCGAGTTTTCGCTCCGAACGAATTTTTTTGACCCGATCTTTCACCGTTGCCCATCCGGCGAGCGAAATGCGCTTGTTTTGTCCGATCCAGCGCGCGGAGGAAACCCATGCTCCGCGAAGCGTGAAGGAAAACGGCTCTATTTTACGGCCGAAGTCGAATTTAAAGATCGCATCTCGCACGACGCCTGGGGTTAAATAAGTGTAGCGCAAGCCTTTATCTGGATCGGACCAGCGAATTGTCGATGTGTCGACAAGCACATTGCGTGCGTTTGGAACAGTTTTACTGATCGTTTCAGCGATCATACAGTGCTTGGAATCGCGTGGTATCGCCTCGTTAAGGATCGCTTGAGTAATTTCAATTGTTACTTGGGGAGAACGTGGGGCGCCCTTTGTCTTAGCAGGCGTCGATGCGCTATTCTGGGACTTAGCCATAGTGAGAAGCTCCATTCTCGTTGTGGTCAGGAACGGAGCGGTGTTGGAAGCACCGTTTCGTTCCGAACTATTTCTAGTCCTATTTAGTTCGGAATGAAAGCGGTATTTTCCGTGGAAACAGCGAAGGGGAGGACCGAGTTAGCGGCATCGATCCTCCCCTTCTAAGCGCCAACCTGACACGGTCCCTGGAGGCGGGGGCCTTTTTCAGGGAAGCCTCTGGCGGCGCATAGGGGGTTGTAGCGCCGCCTCAAGCTAGCGCGTTCGTACGCCTTCTCCGGATCCCAAACAGACCCAGTACGCCGAAGCCTAGCGCCAATAAGGCCCAAGTGGAAGGCTCTGGAACGGCGCTCGAAGTCATCGACTGATCAAAACCGGTGATCGAGCCGCCCGCGCGCAGGGTCAAATCCGCCGACTCGGTCATGCCGAACGGCGTATTGCTGGCGAATGCCGATAGATGCGTGCCGGAAAACGAATCCGGATTGCTCGTTGGCGTGCCGGAGAAACTATCGAGCAGCGTGCCCGGGGTATTGAGCGGGTTCGCGCCTTGGCGATTGAGCGGATCGGCGAAGAAGCTCACGCTCGATGAGCCCGCGCCGACGTTGTTATTAAAGGTCAACGAGGCGCTCTCCAGGATATCGCCGACTGGCGGAACGAAATTGGTGTCTGAGGCGACGAAGGTCAGCGTGCCCGGAATGCCGCCGTTGTTCTCGATGTTGGCGCTCGACAATTGCAGGACGTTGTGGACGCCGAACGTGCTCTGCGCCAAGGTTAGTTGGACGAAGAAGCCGCCCAGCGTGGTGTCGACCGTGAGCAGGTTATTCGCCCCGCCGCTGAGATCGCAGCCCAACTGACCGTCGGCGCAGGAGAACGTCTGCGCGCCATTGGTGATCGATAACTGCAGTGTCGCCTGCGCGGGGCTGGCGAGCGCGGCGAGAGCTACGGTTGCTAGAAGAAGCTTATGCATTTTGTCCCTCTTTCTGTGGTTATTGGTTAGCACGTCTTAGGCCGGTTCTGCGACCTTCAGATTACGAAAAACGGATTTGTAGAGTTCGTCCTTGCGTTGCAGCGCCTTGACAATGCGGCGATCCAGATCGGAGCCGGAAAGATCGATGTACAGCACATATTCGCCGGTCTGGCCGCGCCGGTGGATGCGGTCCTCGATCTGGTCGCGGGTGTCGGCCGAATAACTGTTCTCGAAGAAGATCATAGTGCGGCAAGGATCGTCAGGTGATGCGATCAGCGTATGCCCGTACTTGCTCGCATCGCACTGCAGGAGGATGATTCGGCAATGGGGATCGCCGTTGAAGCGCGCCTTCTGTTCCTCGACCTCTTCCGGCTTCATTTGCCCCTTGATCCAGGCCGGGTCATATTGAGCCAGGGCTTTGATTAGAACATCGAGCATGGCGCGATGACGATAAACAACACACACCTTGCCCTCGGTTTCCTCCTCCAGAAGCTGCCGAAGAAGCAGGAGACGTGGATTCTTCTCGGGGGTTACAAGCTCGTGCGCGTTACCCTGTTCGTCGTAGATGAAACCTGTCTGGATCTGAGCGAGTTTGGCGTATTTAGCGACAGCGACCTCCACCGTTATAACGCCGCTCTCGATCTCGAGTAGAAACTGGTGCTCCATCTGGGCGTATTGCCGCAATTGCTCGGTCGACATAACGTAGTCACGGATGGTGAAATCCTTGCGCGGCAGATCCGGGAGCCAGTCCTTCTTCTTCGCCTGGAACACCACCGGGGCCATCATTCTGGCCAGATACTGCTCGTTCCTGACCCCGACCACCTGCTTGAGTTGCCACCCGCCCATTTGACAGAACGTGTTCCGGAAGGCGAAGTAATTCATGTCGGAAAATAACCCGATCGCATACAATTGGCCCCACAAGTCGTTGGGGCCTTGGGTTTGCGGTCTTCCGGTCAAGAGACGGACGTATTTGCACGCTGCAGCCAGTCGATGGACCGCTTTGGTCTGCTGAGACTTGCCCTTGATCTGGATTGACTCGTCAATCGCCAAATAGGTCTTGCCGCGCGAGGCCCACATGATCAGCGCCTTGAGCACTGGGGCCATGCGCGCCGCCTCGTAATTGACGATGAACACCGGCGGCTTGTTGTGATGGGTGTTGACGAACACTCCGGCCTTGTCCTTTTTCGACGATTGGAAAATGTGCTCGGCGAAGGCGAAACCGTGCTTCTCGATTTCGTCGGTCCAGCCCTTTTTGAAGCTGTTGGGGCAGATCACGATCATCCGATCGGCGTCGCCGAGGTTGTTGTACCAAGAGAATTCGGCCAGCGCGCAGAGGGTTTTTCCGAGTCCTTGTTCTAAGAACCAACCGACGCCCCGCTTGTCGCGGGCGAAGTCGAGAGCGGCGATTTGGACTGGGTCGAGCTTGCTCAAGTATCCTCCTCCTCACGCCGGCGGCGTTCTTCAGCCGACATGATGCCTTTCATGCGAACCTCGCGCAGCTCAAACCATCCGTCGAATTCCGGGCAGCGGTAGATCAGTAAACGAATGAGCATCGATAGATAATTGTTGTTGATTCTAAAGACATCACCCTTGGCCTTAGGTCCGACCTCAAGATCATGTTGGAAGCGCATGTGATAAAGGATTGGATAGCCGCTATAGTGCTCCCAGCCTCTCGCTTTCATTTTCAAAGCTTCAGCCTTGAATCTTTCAAAGATGTTGGGATTGTCAGCGAGCCATTTTTTGAATTTTTCTCTTTCTTTTAGCGGATAGTCGTCAAACAATTGGCGAGCCCGATCGTCTTTCACTTCTTCCTCCACATCCCGTCGCCGACGCGCTCGATCACGCCAAATTTGCGCAATTCCTCGAGCCGCGAAGACTTAACAGTCATCGCCCGGTTCCCTATCCATGCCGTCGAGCCAGTCTCTGACCGGAGGGCACGGCAAGCAGATGCAGACGAAGGCGACGAGACCGAGCAGAATGGGGAACCAGTTCATAGGCGGCTCTCCAGTTCCGTGATCCGGCGATTGAAGAGATCAAGATCAGCGTGGACGATTTCCCAGTTTTCTCTGTAGGCGTCGTTGAGAGCGCACAGCGCCAGTTTCATTTCGACGGTGGTTCGCCGTTGCATGCGAATGACCCTGGTGATCGCAATCGCGCAGGCACCCGCGCTGAAGGCGCAGGCCCAAATCGCAACGGTGTTTATGATGTCCCAGATCATAGGCGGCTCTCGATGTCGCAGTTGACTTGGTGGATGACGGTCGCCGCTCGAATGAGGTCAGCGAGATCGCGCGATTGCAGGAGGATCTCGACCTCCTTGTCGCAAAGTGCGCGAACCAGACGTTCCTGGCGCCCATCGGAGTTTTCGACCGGCGCAGGGGCCGCAGCGGCTGGTGGGCAAACTGGCGCGACCTTCCAGAGCGGTAGGAAGACCCAGATCGCAAACAGGCCGACAGCAATCCAGGCGGCGATGTTCAGTTTCATGCGTCACCGCGCGGGGCAGGATCAAACAAGTTCTTCGGATTTATGACCCGCGCCTGGGCCGTCTGGGCGATGCTCTTCTCAAGCGAGCCCTCCAACGCCTTGCTACGAAGACTGGCCAGCAGAGAGATGTCGGCCCAGCGTTTGGCGTCGCTGGCGTCGCCGGTCAGAATTTGAGCGAGGCTCGACGCGATCAGTTCCAACGCCTCTTTGCTTTCTGGCTGAAGCGCCTCCCAGTTCTTCCCGCGCCGGAACGCGAACTTGAGCCCTTGAGCAAGTTGCGCCAAGTCTTCGAAAGATTTGCCGTGCAGGCCTTCATCGAGGTTCATTTTGCTCCTTGTAGGTATTCGAGCAGCACGCGGACCCATTGCCCGCTGCCGAAGAAACAGGTGCGAATGTCGGCCTGCTTCACCCATGGACTCACGAACATAAATTTCTGCTTCCAACCGATCAGGATCGCCGGCATGCCGGCGGCGATGATCCGGTTGCCCTCGACCCATTGGCGTTCGGTGGGGGCGAAGAGATTGCCGTCAACCATCTTCCCTTCGCCCCAGAGGAGGGGATGACCGGGCAGCTTGATCACTAGATCGAGCAGCCCGGTCGCCCAGCGGTCCTCCCACCGCCGCGCGTACCCGCCAGAGAGGGCGTTGATCTCCCGGACGAGCTCGCGTTTTCGAGTCGATTCATCCATCACTCGGCTGCTTTCGGCAGGGTTTTCTTCACCACTTCAAAGGTGATGACGAGGCGACCAGTCAGGTGATCGTGAGCGATCAGAAGATCGTTCTCGATGATGACCAGACCGTGCTTTTCGACATGAGCGCGGATGTGCGCGCTCAGTGTTTTGGTGAATTGCTTGATCTGGTCCGTCATTCATTCCGCCGCTTGCTCGTAGGCGACGAGCCCATAGACGCCCTCGGCGACCCGCTCGATCTGACCAGATTTGGTCAGAGCGGCGATCCCGGTCGACAGCGAGCCAGCAGACAGGTTCCTCGATTCAAGGGCTTCCTTGAGCGCCCTAACCGGTTGGTGACCGTGCGACAGCAAATCGAGGATCGCATTATTGACCTTCGAGGCGCGCACCTTGAGCGGCGCGGCCTTCTTGGGTGGTCCGTGCTCTCGCTGCGGCCTGACTACTCCTTCGACCGGCGTCGTAGTGATAACGACGCTCTCGACCAGAGGGCCGATACTGTCGATGAAGGCGGCTAGTTGCTCGGCCGAGTTCATCTTAATGGTCGCAGAATAAGTGTTCTTCATTTTCCGTCCTTTGTGATTTGAGATCCGTAGATCTCCAAAGCGCACCGGAGCGCCCTAGAAGCCATCTTCAGATGGACTCCCTGCTTTAGCATATCGTCGGTGTTGAGAACCTTGTCGATGTGTTCGACCACGATCTCCAGCACCTCATCCATGGTCACGGCGTAGGGATAGGTTAGATCGACTGCAGGCTCTTCCATGAATCAGCGTGCGCCTCCGGCATACTGTTGAACCGCCCCGACCAGATTTCCTGGCCGCGCGCGACATCGACACGGAGCCAGCCGTAAGTCGGGCTCTTCTTGAAGGCGAACAGCACCACGCGGTAAGCGCGGCCCTTGTGGGTGAAGCTGTGAACCAGATTGTTGCTCTGCTTCGAACGGCCCCAATTGTGCAACGACATGAATACGTGTTTCTCGTATTCGTCCGAGGTTCGCATGCGCGGATTGGGCGGGTTGCGCGGATCGCCGTAAAAATGCTTTTTGATCGCCGCATCGGGATCGGGCACATCCTCGAAGGTCGGCTCTTTCTGGTAGCGTTCGAGGATCTTCTTGGCGATCATGCGCGTCGCAGGATCGCCGCGCAGATCCTCGGCTAAGCGGCGAATCTTCTCGAGTTTGGCGGGCGTCATTCAAGTCCAGCCCCCTTGCGTTTGCAGATCTGCTGCAGAACGTAGAGCAGCGCGGTGGTCGGATCGGCGGCCATCGTTTGTTTGCCGAACAGGCCGTAGGCGACGCGCGCGGCAATCGACAGGCGCAGGACGTTCCGGCCGCGCTCGTCGTAGTAAGGGCCGAGCGCCTCGGTGATCATCCTTTCCCCTTCGATCCAGGTTTCGGGGATCTCGATCATCTGCTTGTTTTTGCCGATGTTGACGAACCTCATTCTCCACCATCGTGTTCTTCGAATGGGATCAGCGGCGCCAGCCGGTAGCCATGCCGGTGGGCGATGGCGTCGAGGATCGCGATGGCCAACGCTTGGCGCTCCGGCTGCGGCAGGTGAGGATAGCTATGATCGATGCTCGACTCGAGCACTGCGCCGGTGGCGATGGAATAGGCGAGCACGTATTCCTTGGTTGAGATAATTGGCTTTTCTAGCGTGTATTTCTTGGATGAGAGTTCTGGCATTTCTTAAACCTTAGTTAAGCGGAGGAGCCGCCCCGGAGGTTGCGGCAGTCGGGGCGAACTCCTCCTACCCCTGGTGACGCAGGGGGTTCAAAATGGGATTTCTTCCGAATCCTCTTGGTTCATATGATCAGGGTCCGGAGCTTTATTCTGACGGATCTCCTCGGCCTCCTGATCGACATCGACCACAAAGCCAGACTTGCTGTACTGCTCGTAGAGCGCCTGCATTTGGATCGCGTCGGCTTGGTTCTGGATGTTGCCGATGTACTGGAATTCATAGCTGAAATAGGGATCGTTGGTGGGGCCGGTCAGTTTCTGCTGCACGATCCGATAGCGTTGGAAATAGTGATCGACGCCGTGCGCGCCTAAGGCGCTCAAGAAGTTCTGCATCGGCTTGACTGCGGTGCGGCTCGAGATGAAGACGCACAATTGCTTGCGCCCATCCGGCAGGTCGATCACCCAGAGCGTGTTGTAGGTGAGGGTCGCGATCGGCTTCGAACGCGGATCTTCCGGCTGTTGCGTGCCCCAGTTGGTGACGCCGAAGTCGGTCACCAATTTGCCGATCTTCCACTTGTAGACCTTTGGATTTAGCGGAAAACGGATGTCGAAGGTCTGATTCGGGACGTCCCAGGAGAGGCCGTTGCTCGCCGAGGCGAGCGGGCCTTTTTGCTCATTCGAGATCCCAGCGCCCTTCGGCGCCCAAATCTGGTAAGATTTGCGCAAGAGGATGAAAGTGCCGGTGACCGAGTGGCCCAATGGCTGATTAAAGATAGTCAGCCAGAAGTTTCCCGGCGAAGCGCCGGGGGTGCCGTTGATGACTTCGGGGCTCATCCCGGCTAACATTTTCAATTGCGGGGGTTTGAGGTCGCTCGAGTCGATGTTGCCGATCTTGGCTCCGGTCGAGGCCTTTTTCATCCAGTCAGGGACAGCTGCGCTGTCGGGGGTGACGACGTCGTTGCTCATGATGACGAACATTCCTTTCTGACCGTTCCAACGGTAGTGCGGACGCTGATAATTCATCTCACGCCTTTGTGATTGATGTATAAGGCGTTGAACTCACTTTAAATAAGTCTTGCGGGAGCGGCTTGCCCGCCTCGTGCTTCTCTTTGGCGTAAGCGCCCATGGTCATGGGGTGGATAGTGGGCTTGATCAGCGCGCCGTTGCCGTCTTTGCGCACGAAGTCAAACGCTGAATCGGGCTTGAGGATTGAACACGACCACCTGTCGTTGACGGTCACCTTGCCGACGTTGATCACATTGATCGTCTTGGTGTTTTGATTGTTGAACAAGGTCGGGATGAGCTCCTGGCTGAGCGCATCGAGGTGCTTCTGCACCGACGCCATCTGGCCCTTCAGCCCATCGACGGTGGCTCTCAGTTCGGAAAAGTAGGTGACAACTTCGTGGATATTGCCAGTCTCGACCACCTGGGTGGTGTCGCGCTGGGCGCGCTCGAGGAGGTTATCCAAATTCCTGGCGACATAGGTCGCCGACGTCAGCGTATCGAATTGCATAGTTCATTTCCTTCTGACCGGACCACTGGGTTTGGGGACGGACAAGGACAGGTATGTGGGCGGTTGACGATCTTGTCAAGAGCGATGTAGACTGAATCCACCGGAGGCCTTCATGTCCGTCCTGACCACGCTCGCTCTGATGACCGGCGCCGTCGTCGCTAAGCTTCGACCCGTCAATGCCGACGTCGAAATCACCCGCCTTCAAGCGAAGCTCGACGAGCTTAACAGCAAGCTCTCAGACTTCGAGCGGGATCTCGCAATATCGCGCCTTCAGGCTGATCGTTGGCGAGCGTTGGTCGAGCGATACCAGGGGCGCGAGGAGCAGCAGCGGCCTGCGGGGCCGGATTTTCGCGCTCACCAAGAAATGCGCGAGCGCCTGCAGGCGCACTATCAGGCGCAGCAATTGATGGCGATGGCGCAGGCGCAGCAGATGAACATGAACGCGCAGCAGGCGCAGCACCATCAAGGCCTGGCGCAGCAGAATTATTTTCAAGGCAACCTTGGCGCGCAAGCCCAGACGACGCTTGAGTGGTGCAATTGCGTCCCGGCGCGGCACGACATGTTTCTGCCGCGCTAAGGCGCGGTCCTGTGTCGCTGGGCGCGCGTCATCGCCCCGCGCTTGATCCCCTTCGCTGTGGGCTTGTTCGTGCCCTTTTTCAAACTACCGCTCTTCTGCAGCGCCGAGGTGCCGATCGCGTAGGCGCTGCTCGTCCCCCAACCCTTCTTTTTCAGTTCGCGAACTGCGGCGTCGAGGATCGATGGCATCACGTCACCGCAATCGCGTTGGAGGTCGCCTCAGCTGTGCCGCCGGCATTGGTGCCCGCGACGCGGCAGGAGCAGTTGGTGCCGCTGTCGGCCCCAACCAGGGCATGGGTCGCAGCCGTCGCGCCGGCGATGGCCACGCCGTTGCGCAGCCATTGATAGGTGAAGGTCGGCGCGCCAGTCCATGTCCCATTGGTGGTCGTCAGGTTGTTGCCAACCGCGCCTGTGCCAGACACAACCGGCGCAGCGGTGTTGGTCGGCGGCGGCGTCGGCAGCGCGGCGCCGATGAGACTCGCCATCGTGGCGTTGTGGAGATTGCCAGCCTTGCCGCGGTTGATCAGCAGCGCAAGCTCATTGGTGAATTTGCTGTTGGTCCGCTGACCGGGGATTAGGCCTGCCGGGGCGCGCTGCAGCGTCGTGTCGTAAGTGGTCGTGTCGCCGCCGAGCGCCGTTACAGCGGCCTGCAGAGCAGCGGTGACCGTCGCCTGGCTGAAGGGATTTTGATCGACCAGCAGATCGAGCTTATGGGCGAAGGTGACGCGATCCATGCTCATGGGCCATATCCAAACGGCGATTGAGTCTGCGGATTAAAACCAAATCCGCCTGCTGTCGGCCGACGAGGCGGCAATGGCGTTCTCGGCGCGAGGGCGGTTGCCGCTGGCGGGATGGCGGGAGCGCGTTGCGCTGCGAGCGCGCCTTGGACGGCTGGATGCGCGGCTGCAGCCTGAGCGACCGCGGGATGGTTGAAAAGACCGGAAAGGTCGAGCGCGCCCATGCGCGCCGGGCCGCCAGGCTCGCGCGGCGCGGCCGAGAGTTGGCCTGGCACGGTCGGGCCGCCGACAATATCGGCGTTCGGCCGATCGATGCCGGTGAACCAGGGCGACGGCTGAGCGGGCGGCGCGGCCGCAGCGGGCCCAGCGCCGCCATAGCCGAGATTGTAACCCTTCGGCGCGCGTGGCGCGGCGCCTTGCGGCATCGCGGCTGGAATTGGGCCGCGCACGAAGGGCGGCAGATTGCTCGGCGGGGGCGGGACGTTGAACGGCGGCAGCGTGATGTTGGGTGGCGGCGGGGAAACGCCTCGTGCTTGGGGTAAGGCGCTTGATCCCGGAGCTGTAACGGGAGCCGTCGCTGGCGCGCTTGGCGCCGCAGCGGCTGGCGCAGTTTGCGCTGGACCGAAGACGCCAGGAAAGAGCGTATGCACGAGCCAGGGGTCGTTCGCCAATGGTGGATTGTTCAGAGTTTTGTTCATCTGCTCCGGCGTTGGCGTCGGAAAGGCGTTGAGCGCGCCGACCCCGGTCATAAGACCGCCGCCAACGCCCGGCAAAGTCATGGGGTTGACCGTTGGAACCTGATACCCAGGCGCGCCGGTTGTTGAAACTGGAGTCCGAAGACCGG